AAGCATTGTCAGGCGATCAGCATCTTCTGAAAGAGCTTGTTTGTACGTCAGTTCTTGCTTCATAGATTCAACAAGAGCCTTATTAGCCTTTAATGCATCCCCATCTAAAGAGATACCATATGCTTGATACGCGGTAATCCTTTGTCTTAATTGTTCTTCCTGGTTTAGTCCGGAAAGTTCACTATTCACTAAAGCCAGTTGGAGTTGGTCAACTTGCAATTGTTTTATTGCATCTGCCAGCACCTGTCCAGAAAGAGTTTTCAGTTGTTCCCGCCTAATGGTAATCATTTCAGCGGCCTTGGCCTGATCATTAAGGGCAGAAGTTTGTACCTGAAGAATCTCAAGTTCTCGTTCTGCTGCATCGATGGCCTTACTATTATCTGTTAATGCTTGCCCACTTAGTTTTTTTCGTTCTTTTTTTAATTGTGCAATGTTTCCCTCTGCTATGGCTTCAGCACCTAAAGTTTTTAGAATATCCCTTTGTACACGATACTGATTTTCAAGGTCATCAATAATTGCCTTATTTGCAATCCCCAATTCCCCGGTTGCATCATTCAATTCACCAGTTAATAAAATACCCCTTTTCTTATGTAATTGAATTAATGCCTGTAAATCAACTTGTTCCCCTGTCTGCTTGGAAACATCTTTCATGTACTGAATTTCTGCCTTATTCTTTTCTAATGCATCCGCATTATCTACACCTGTAGCAGTTTTTGTTTCTGGAGTAAGCGCTACTGTAATAGCAGCTTGTTTTCTTGAGGCTAGACTTTTTAAAGTTGAAGCCATGAAATCCTCTACAAATTGACTTCCCAATTGAGTCCAAACAGGACGGGAAGAAACTCCAATGGTCTCTATAAAAGATGCGTATATATCTTCCCCCTCTTTTCGAGTTTGTGCAGCCGCTGTTCTCCAATCAACTCCATCGAGCCGCATTTGATTAGCTTTATCTATAGCAGCTTGCATTGACTCTATAAAATCAATAGGCAATTTCCCCGTTCTTTGGATAAACTTTTGGGTCTCTTCATCCCACACTAAAGCCCCATCTTCCACTACGTCAAGCCAACGAGTCATCCCCTTGATAAAGTTATTTGCTTCTTCTCCCTCAAGGCGTGTAACTTCTTCTTTATACCCCTTTGCAAGTTCGTCCGCATATCTTGCTTTGGTAACTTCTGCTAATGCTGTGGCAAGATCCTCTTGGGAAGACGTTTCTGTAAGTAAATTACTCAGATAATCCCCATACTTTGAATTAATCTGAATCCTTACCTCGTTCCACTCTTTAGACCCTTTTGTAAGATTATTCAGTTTTTCAAATAACTTCTGTGCTGCAATAATTTCTTTACTTGCATTTTTAACAACATTAGTACGTTGTTCTTCTGCCTGTTTTTCTATTTTGTTTGCTGTTTGTCTCAATGCCAAGTATGCGGTCAGTACCGCTGTCAATGTAACAAAAGCACCAATAACAGAAGTTAAACTTGCAACCCTAATCATTGTAATCACTCTGGAAAGAACCAGGAGAAAAGGACCAAAAGCTGCGGTCAACTTCACTACTGTGAATGTGGTTCTTTTCTGGGCATCACTCATTGTTGCAAATGTTGTAGATAACGTAGAAAGTTTATTGTGTAATCCCGTCAACGTATTAACTACAAAAGGTTTTAATACATCTCCAAATTGGACAAATGTGACTTTTAATGCAGCTATTGCAACATTCAATTTCTGTTCCGTGGTTCCCCCTATTTCTTCAAAAGCACGATCCAACGAGCCCGTAGCATTTTTTAATGCATCAAATATTTGTACGTTGTATTCTACGTTAGCACCAAGTAAGTCTAAAGTACCCATTAAGGCACGAATGTTTGGAAACACATCAGCCATGGCCTCTTCATTCCCCTTGGTAATTTCCCGTAAATCCAATAAGGCCTGAATCAAGCCCTCTTCACGAATAGTTTTTCTGAATTGTTCAGCACTATAACCAAATCGTGACATGGCATCTGCGGCCTGTTTGGATGGTGAAGCCATTGCAGATAAGATCGCTTTTAACTGAGTAGAAGCGACACGCGCATTGGTGCCTGTTCTGGTCATACCGGCAAAGGCCGCACCCACCTGATCAAACGTAACCCCATATTCAGAAGCAATAGGGAGAACCATTCCCATGGCCCCTGCCAATTCTGAGGCTTCAGCTTTCCCCTCACGTACAGCAGCAACAAGAATATCAGTAGCTTGTGCAGCACTCAGATTTTCTTTACCATAAGCGTTCATCGCCGAAGTAACCAGGTCGGCTATGGTCTTTGTCTCGCCAAGTCCAGCGGCTGAAGCTTTAGCAGACATTTCCAATACCTCTAATGCTTCTTTTCCCCGAATACCAGCAGACGCTACAAAATATAAAGCATCCGCCAATTCCTCAGGCCCACGACCAGTTATCATGGACATTTTCAATACCTCTTTACTCCACCCCTCTACAACATCTCTGGCCACACCTACAAGACCAATGATCTTGGTCATTGAGGCCTCAAACTTTTTTTGCGTACTTACTGCAGCACCTCCGGCCAAAACCATAGGGAGCGTTACGAACCTAGTCATAGTCCGTCCCACCATCATCATAGTAGAACTAAGAGCGGCCATGGATGACTGAGCACCTTTAACACCAGCTTGGAAAGGGGTTGAATTCAAACCAAGTGTAGCAACTAACCTACCAATATCCATGTATCCTGCCATTATTTCTATTTTTTAGTAAGTACCCCCTCTTTTTTCGCCTTTATGTTTTGCACCGCTGCAAAGGATAGAAGTATTGATTTCATTTCATTTACTGTTTGTTTCATCTCCTCTTCCCAACTAAATCGTATTAAATCTTTTGCTTCCTTATACTGCTTATGTACTGGTCTGCCTGGTTGATGATTAATTAACATAACAGTCTCTAATCGGGCAATCTCATACAATTCTCTGGACTGTGCTCTTCTGGTCTCGGAAACAGATTTCAATCCGTAATAAAACTCAACCGGGGACAAATCATAAAACGCTTCTGAAGTAATTCCTAAAGTTGCCATAGCTAACCCGCATAGGCGGTTGTAGTTTACTTCCCCTTTTTCGGCTGCACTACCCCCGCCATCATCTTTCCCAACAAATCATCCGGAAAAAATTTAGCTACGACTTCCGTAAATTCAAAAAAGCAATCGTCCAGAATGTCCACCATATCAGACATCTTATATGTGAACTTCATTTTTTCAAGTTTATGTCCTTGCTTCAACGCATAAAAAAGCATCGGTTCGTACAGGGCCAGCTCATCCGTATTTTCAATATTTATATTTTTGTTTTTTGATTCTGATTGCATCATCTTCAATGCATAATATCCAAGTTTTACCGGAAGCTTTTTGTCCTGATAAGTAATAAATTCTACTGCCATGATTATTCAGTTTTGATTATAAATAAAAAACCAACCTGTGATTAAGGTAGGTACTAATTAAGATCCAGAACCACTATTGACGGTCACCTGTCCAGTGATTTTGAGTGAGACCGAACTGGTGATCTTATCATCAGCTGTGATCTCAAGGGGAAGTTCAGTGACCAGCCCCACAAATTCAAGAGTTGTGTTATCGCCATCAGGCAATACAATCTCATAGTTTTGTGAAGTATCACTTTCAAAGTCTGTCTTCATCAGATCAAACGTTGTCCGTGAAAAGTTCATAGTCAACTGAAGGGTTCCTGCATCCCGAAAACCACCGATAAACTCCCTGTATCCCCCTGTGGAATCCAAAGAAGTTACATCTATGGTATCACGAGACATGGAAGGACCGGATATGGAATTAATCTCGGCAATATTCACCCAGTTACTTCCATCCCACCTTCTAAATAATGTGCCGACACCGGCTACTGCATTACTTGCCATAATTTACCTCCTTTTCGTGTTGAAATTTATAATTATAATTGCTCTCATGTTACCATCCAAAGCCATCTGGGCAGGTTCCCCTGTTGCTTCCATGGTAGTGTACAATGTCCCATTCCATGACTCTTGTGCCCGGTCATGTAAATAGTCCATTATATTTCTTGCCAGAGTCATCCCGGTGCCATACGATATATGCCTTACTCTGATCTGGAATGAACTCCTGTAAATGCGTTGTTGATCTAATGTTACCTCCGGGGAGAATGATGGTGTATCATAAATAGTGACACAGTTATCCGGAGATTTTTGCTCATGTCCTATAAACAGGTTCGTTGGAAAATCAAGTCCCAGGGAACTTGAATCAACTAACATGTCTTTTATGTCCTCTGAAACTGCGTTCATTAGATTGTAATTTTAATTATTTCAAGAATCTTTTTCTCATTGCGCTTTAAGGATGCTTCCAAAAATTTAGGTCCGGATCCTGGACGAGTCCAATTAATCGGATTTCCAGAAGGGCTTTCCATCATCTCGTGTACAGCCGCAGCATAATTAGCATTATACCCAAGCCTTACATATGGGTCCCCATTAGCTGGTTTTTTATGAGACGTTTGAAATCTACTAGCACGTAAATTTCCATCCTTTTCCGGAACTAGTGGAGAAGTCCCGCTGTCAGCATCATTTAATACCGTTTTTGCAGCAAGTACTAAACCTGCAGCAGACCTGTTCTGTATTTCCATCAACGCTGCATTAATATTTGCGGTCACGTTCTCAACACCTTCTAACCTCCAATTCTGCCTC